TTCGAGAATATTTAAACAACAGGAGAACATAAATGATTGAAAGGGAAGCAGTTGTGCGTGTTCAGCTATTGAACAAAGAGTATTGTAACGGGTGCTTGTTTGCTGAGGAGTCAGATAATCAGGGTTATTCTTGTTTTTGCCTAATTAGGCAGGCTTATGCCCAAAGGAGTTCAATAAGCAAGAATTTAATTTTGCGAGATAGAAGCCCGTGCCCGCTGAAAGAGGTAGAGACAGAAGAGAAGAAAGAAGAATGTAAAGAATGCCACGGAACTGGCGCCATAAGGATAGGAGACAAAAACGCTTTCATGGAATCCGTATGCCGAAAGTGTAAAGGGAAGGGGTCTTTGGAAGAACCGACAGAAGAGAAGAAGAGTAATAGAATAAAAGAAACTTGCAGGATATGTACTGGTTCAGGAAAAGTGTCTCATAGGTGGAGAAGCCTAGAAAATAATATGACAAAAACAGAATATGATGTGTGCGAGATATGTGATGGGGAGGGGTATGTAAATGCCTAAAAAGAAAGAAGTAAAAAAGAAAAAGAAAAATCTTGGGGGCCAACCACGTAGATTTAAAACACCTAAAGACTTAGATAGGTCGTTCAGGGAGTATGTTAAGTGGGTTGACGATAACCCGTGGTATAAAAATGAGCCAATTAAGAGCGGGGATTTGGCTGGAGAAATTATGAAAGTGCCTACTCAGAGGCCATATACGCTCACTGGGTTCGCAGCGTTCTGTGGGGTGTGTTTGCAAACCATTGAAAACTATGGAGATAGAAGAAAGTATCCAGAGTACTTTGGAGTCTACAACATTATGAACACTACTTTTACGGCTCAAAAGTTTGAGGGTGCTGCTGTTGGAGCGTTTAATCCGCACATAATAGCAAGAGATTTAGGGCTTCGAGACAAACAAGACCATGAGGTTAAAATTGTTGACGATAACGCACTTGATTTAGATGAGCTTAAAAACATGAGCGAGGAAGATATTAACAGGGCCGTATTCGATAAGCTGAGGGAGTGGCGCGATAATGAATCTGGTAGCTCCAAAAATAAGAAGAGATAATTTATTATTTAGAGCTGAAATATTAAAGGGATGCGATGAGGACGCGCGTTTCCAGAAACTTATATGGAATAAATGCAAAGAAAACCCAATATTTTACGTTGATACCTTCTGTTACACAAGAAACCCCAGATTACCACATCCAGACATACCCTTCATCCTCTACGATTACCAAGAGAAAGCACTCCTTGAGATAATTGATGCGATACTAACCCAAAATGATCTTCTTATTGAGAAAACCAGAGATATGGGTGCTTCGTGGCTGGTGTTGTATGCCTTCGAGTGGTGCTTTAAGTTTCACGATGGTTCTGATTTTAAAGTGGGCTCGTGGAAGCAAGAGTTTGTTGACCTTCTTGATTCTATGGACAGCCTTATGCAGAAGTATAGATTCATGCTTAAGTGGTTGCCTTCTTGGTTAAGAGATGACATTGATCCGAATTTCCCTTTTATGAGGCTGACAAACGGCAAGAATGGGAACACAATTATAGGCGAAACAGCATCAGCGAACTTTGGATCAGGCGGTAGACGAAGAGCAATGTTGCTTGATGAGTATGCGAAATGGGAGAAACTTGTAGCTGACGGAGCGTATACAAGTACTGCAGACGTTACCGGATGTCGTATATTCTTAAGCACACCGTATGGCTCTGGAAACAAATACGCTCACCTTGCCAACGAGGACAGTAAAATAAAGAAACTAACCCTACACTGGACTCTGCACCCTCTAAAGAATGTAGGCTGTTATTATATTGACATAAAGACGGGTGAGAAAATACCCGTAGACATAAGCGATGGTGGTTATAAAGCGTTCGGGATATGGCAGAAGTATCGCGGTGAGATGTTGCCTAAGAAGTTTGGGCTTAGAGGTGGAATAGTTCGGTCAACGTGGTATGACGGAGAATGTGAAAGAAGAGAAGACGCAGATATAGCACAAGAGCTTGATATTGATTATCGTAGATCGGGTGCACCTTTCTTTGATATGGTTGCGCTTAATAGTCAAGTGGCTTCAACGTACATAGAGATACCGAAAGGATCAAGGAATATACCGTTCAGGAGATACATAACAGGCGATCTTGTGATGGTACAGAACAAAGTTATATTTCGACAGAAGCCAGAAGAAATAGGCGGATGGCTGAGAATATATGAATTTCCTAATCCAAACATTGAGTATGTTCTCTCTGCGGATACGTGTGAAGGACTACCGAAAGGAGATGAAAACTTCGGGATAGTGCGTGACGCGATTGATCGTAACGTTGTTGCGGTGGTGTGTAATAAACAAACACCAGAAGATTTTTCATATCAGTTATGGCTCGTTCATAAATGGTTTAATGAGTGCATGACATGCGTTGAAAATAACAATCACGGATATTCAGTAAATAAAGACCTTGATGATTTAGGAACAAAGTTGTATTATACGAAGAAGTACGAAACAAAAGAAGGCGACGTACAAACTACGAAAAGAGGATTTACTACATCAGGCAGAACTCGTATCATGGCTCTTGATAGATTCGCTGAAGAAATATCAAAGAAGTCTGCAGATCTGCGAGACGATAGAATCATAGCACAGTGTAAAACATTCGTTCGTCCTGAAAAGAAACCACAGCATCCAGAAGCAGATGGTGACTTTAAAGATGACGGTGTTCTTTCATGTGCGATATGTGGGATTGCTCTTGATGAGTTACCACACCGGACAACAAGAGGAGACGTAAACCAAAAGAAGCGCGCCTTGAAGGAGCAATTAATTAAAGAGCGTAGAATAAGGATAAGGGGGTAACTATGCTATTCGAAAAGAAGAATATCAAGTTTATCAACATAAAAGCGAACAAAGAGTTTAAAGACAAAGACGGCGAAACCATTCCAAAGCACGAAACACTTCTCGAACTATCCGACACACAGCAAGAAACAATCACAAAAGAAATCTTAGACGAAAAAGACGCAATAGAGACAGAGTGGCAGGAGCTCGGCATCATTGATAAAATATCGACACTGCGTAAACAGTATTCGGGAGAGCTTGTATTGAGCTCTTACGATGAGTTTTTCGAGGTCGAAAGCGGATTGACAAAAGATAGGTGTCGGGCTCTTTCCAACAGAATCTACAGGACAATCACATCTACAGATCCATTGTTTGATATTTCATTGCGCCCAGGGTCAACAGAGAAAGATGAGAAAGCTGAAGATCTCACGCAATCACAAGAAGATTTTATTGATTATGTATGTGACGAACGAGTGAACTTAAAGCGGATACTCAAAAGAGCAATAACAGACAGCACAGTTGTTGACTTGAGTTTTATTAAGTTTCTCTTTGACACGAAGACTAAGAAGAAAAAGAAAAAAGAAAGGTACGAGAGTAACCCGAAGTGGATTATGATATTACCAAACGGGCACATCAGTATTAGCACAAATATCGAAGATTTTAACAGCACTAAGAAACTATATGATGATGCTGGCGCTAAATACAGCGTTGAGTATGAGAACCCAGGTCTTGAGGCGTTCCTCCGCACTTACGAAGACGCAGAAGGAAAAGACATTGAGAAATATGCAGAGGACTTATATCAAGGTATAGACGTTGAAATAGAAGCAACGTATGACCACGTAGTAAAAGATGATGTAAAGACTGAAATGGTTAAGCTTGAGAATACACGGTTCAGAGCGTATTGCGATACGTATACTGACCTTGCAGAGACTAAGCTTTTTGTAGAAGAGAAAGAGTACAACTACTATGAGCTAAAGAAACTTGAGAAACAAAACAGGTTCTTTGGTATTGATAAGCTGTTCACCGATAAAGACGGAAAAGTAAAAGCTAACCACAAAAAAGAAAAGTACAAATTGTTAGAGTGCACGTACTTTGCTGACCTTGAAGAAGAAGACGAGGAAGACGAAGAAGTCAAATGCGTGTTCTGGATCCACGAAGAAAAGAAGTGTATGGTGGGCTCTGAGTACTACGGAAATGATGAAGTCATTTGTGCCTACGTTCCGATTAAGCTCACGAATGAAGATAATGGTTTAGCAACTATTTCTTCTGTTGCTGCTGATATTACTTCAGAAGATGTTTCAAGCACGATGATATTAAGGTTTATGCTCGAAGCGTGGTACTTCAAGAACACAATCACACCGATAACGGATAATCAGTCAATCATTAACGACTTCATTGAGAGACGATGGACTCACGGGATGCCGATTGAAGGAAAGAAAGGCGAAGTTGATTTTCTTGGTAATTATATTGACCCTCCAGACATCAGAGAAGGTCTTGAGTTTATGGCTGTTAATAGGAAAATTGCTGAGAATAAAATAGGCGTCACTAGCGGATTAAGCGGTGAAGCTGACCCAGAAGATCCGAATGCTCCGGCTTCAAAGACGATAGCGCTACTCCAGAACCAGAAACCAGATCTCTTGAGCTATATTGAAAACGTGGCGCCAAGTATTAACATATGCGGATATAATCTGATTGTGATGTATGCACAGCTCACCGAAGAGTCTATTCCATACAAAGTGCGTCCATCTCGTGTGGCTAAGCTTGGAAAGCAGTTTGCAGATATGAGTAAAGCTGATTTAATGGCGAAGACTAATATCCAGACACAAGCATATGCCTTCGCTGTTGATGAACTTATGCTTAAGCGTGAACTCTTTGCATTTTATCAGATGATACGGCAAGAACCATTGTTTGCACAGAATCCAGACAGCGTTAACAGGCTCTTGCGTGCAATAGGCAAAGCATGGAACCCACAAATACGTAACAAAATCGATCAGATTTTACCGACGACTGAAGAACTGAAAATGAAACAGGCACAAGCTGCACTTAACGGTGTAGTTCAGTACGTGAAATTGGCTGTATCAAACGCTCAATCGAAAGGAGAG